CAGATAGGTACGCACGTGTGCTTGGCCTGCATAGCATTGGGAATGGGCCGTATGGTGTGGCCTGCTTGGCGACCAAGTCCGGGGTGAAAATGGCTTTGGAGCAGCTACGCCTCACGGGCCTCGTGAGTGCGCCCATAATATCGCAGAACTCAACTTCTGTGTATGTGCCTGAGGGTATGGAGTGCTTCGCAGCAATCAGCCCATTGTCGGAGCGTTCTGTGCTCCGTGAGGCACCAGAGGGGGCGCCTTTGCTCCCCATGGGCACTCTGGCCAACTACGCCCAAGTCCGACCTAAGTCCAATCTGGCACCGAGCCCGATCTCTGACCTGGTGCGTGAGCAGTGTGGCATGGAGCGCAGTCACGAGGCACCGCGCAACATTGGGAAGGCCACAGTGGAGGTGCGCAAATTGCGTGAGATGGAAGGCCTTTCGCAGCTTGCACCGGACATCTTAAAGATTGCGAAGGCTGACATGCAGCAGGAGTTTGTCACAGTCATGCTCTCTGGTGAGTTGGAGAGATTCTTGACACCCTTGAATGCTCGTGAGGCATGTTCCGGCATTCCTGGGAGCACTGGTGTGAAGCGTTTGAATTTGAGCACGTCGGCTGGGTTCCCGTTGAAGGGGGGTAAGAAGCCATTGGTGCAAGCTTCACCTACCGAGGAGAGTCCTGATGCCATCGAGCCTACGCTCGAGCAGCGATGTGAGTTGGCCAATGTGTGGGCCCGCATGGAGAAGCTGGAGCGTGTCAACTTCGTGTTCAAGTGCTCCCATAAGGATGAGGCCGTCAAAATTGGGAAGGAGAAGGTGCGTGTCTTTGAAGGAGCGCCCTTTGCCATGGTCTACCTCACCCGCAAGCTCTTCCTCCCCGTGATGCGCTTGTACTTTATGTGCCAGCTCCAGACAGAGAGTGCCGTGGGCATCAACGCCTACGGCAAGGAGTGGGATGAGCTGTATGAGTGGATGGCCTGTTACAACCCCACGGAGGTGGTGGAAGGTGATTGGCAACACTTTGACATGTCCGAGTCCTACCAGGAGATCATGACACTCTTTAGCATGTGGATGGAGATTGTAATCACATATGGCAATTACACCCAATCAGAGGTCAATGTCATGTGGGTGATTGCAGAGGAGACTGCGCGCCACTACGCCCTTTACAAGGGCGATGTGGCAGAGGTTGATGGCACGAACGCGTCGGGCAATGGGCTCACAGTGTTCATCAACAATTCAGTCAACGGACTGCGCCAGCGCTGCGCATTTTACGCGTTGTGCCCAGACGTTGTTGCACCTGTGGAGAAATTCCGGTTGGAGGGTGTGACCGCGGCCGGCGTGAAATTCGCCAACAATCCACGTGCGCCATTTGAGCCGTTCCTTCCTCAACTGGGGGGGCGTTTCGCTGACTACGTCCGCGCCATCTTCTACGGTGACGATTTTCTCATGGCAGTGAAGCCAGATATTCTGTGCTGGTATAATCAGCAGAGTATCGCATCTTGGTTTGCCACTCAAGGTAAGCCCATGACGGATGCCAATAAGCAGCCCTTCACAACCCCCACCATTAAATGGGGGGAGGCCTCTTTCCTGAAGAGGTCTTTTCGCCGTGATGCTGACACAGGTTGCCAAATGGCGCCCCTAGCCCTCGCGTCCATCTACAAGCCACTGCACATGTGGCCACGCGTGTTGGGAGTGTCGAAGGAGGCCCATGCAGCGGCAGTCATTGGGGGAGCAATTCGCGAGCTTTTCCAACACGGGCGAGCTGTATTTGAGGAGCGGGTTCCTATGCTGGTCAATGTCGCGCAGATTGTGGGGTGTCAGGGTTACCTGGACTGCGATTTGTCGTATGACGTGGCTTTAGCGGAGTGGCTTGCTGAGAATGCCTGAAAAGGCATCGCGCTT